TATTTGCAATGACTGCAAACCTTGAAAAAATGGGTGTGGTTGGAGACGAAACTAATAATAAAGTAGCTGGTTTAATGCTTACATTCACTAATATAGGTGCTCCAGTATTTGAGAGAACGCTAAAAGCTGTAAATGATATGTCAATTGGTATGAATCAAGGAATACCAGCTTTCGAACAATTAAAGACTAGTGCCATACAACTTGGAAAAGCATTACAAGAACCAGATAAACAATATAATGCCTTGCGTAAATCAGGATTTAGTTTTAATGAGGCACAAGTTGCTTTAATAAAATCTTCTATGAAAGCTGGGGATATATTAACAGCTCAAGGAGTAATATTAGAAGCAGCTGAAACACAATTTGGAGGATTGACAGAAGCCATGAGAGAAACATCCGAGGGAGCAATGGCGGCTCTTTCAAACTCTGCTGGAACTGTTGCTGAAGATTTAGGTGCTATGTTAATGCCAATGATTGTTGGGCTTGCTAACGCCCTTACAGGTTTGTTTGATGCTTTCCACGAAAATAGAGACATGATTGAAAAAGTAACAATAACTATACTTGCAATTAGTGCAGCAGTAGGTGCTTTTATATTTGTTTCTTCAGGAGCAGCAACTTCCGTACTAGCTTTTGCAGCGGCTTTTGGAGTATTAACAATTGCTGCCGCACCATTATTGGCGGTAGTAGCAGCTATTGGATTTGCAGTGTTTAAGATGTTAGAGCCATTTATTGAAATGAGACAAGAGGCTAGAAAAATAAGAGAAACTGCTCTGAAAGCACAATTAGAAGCAGTTAGGATAAATAAAGAATTAATTGCAATAACAGACAAACTAGCAGAATCCCTTGCAGCTGAAGCTGTAGCTGGTCAAAGAAAAATTAATAATTTAAAAATACAAAATCGTGAAATACTAGGTCTGACTGACGCAGAAGTAAATAGAATGGAAGAACAAAACAAGCAAATTAGAATACAAGAAATGTTGCTTGATATTGACGAAGAGCACAGAGAGGGTGCAGAGGCTTCCGTTATTGCTATTGTAGAGCAACAAATAAAAACAGAAAATCTTATTAAAACTACTAAAGACCAAATACAAACAATTAAAGATAAAATTAAAGCAGAAGAGCTGGCTTTAAAACAGGCTAATCAATTACAGGCTTTAATGAATAGAGTGTTAGTTGCAAGGCAAAAAGAAAAAGAAATTAACAAAGATTTAGAAAAGCAGGACTTTACTAGAATAGACCAACTATCAGCATTTAATCAAGGGTTAATGCAATTAACTGGAACTGGTCTAGCTAACTTTAAAGATTTATTGCAAGGCACAGGTACTGTAGGAAGTTTAACCTTTGATAAGTTGACCGGTAAAAATAAAGAATTTGCAGAAGCATTAAGAGATGCAATTGTAGCTGAGGGTAGCTTAGAGGCTGCTTTAGATAGCTTAGGGGTAAAAGCTAAAGAAGTAACAGAACATCAAAAACTTATGGCAAATGAGTTTGTTATTGGTGCACAGTTAGGTATTAGCTCTTTCCAAAATATGGTAGGAGCACAAGGTCAATTAATAGAGCAAAGAATGCAAAGAGAAATGGAAGCCGTTAAGGCATCACATGACTATCAAAACGCTACACAAGAAGAGCGTCAAGTCATGGAACAAAATGTAGAAAGAAAATTTAGAGATGCTCGTAGAAGACAATTTAGAATGGAAAAGGCTAGTAATTTAGCTACAGCTGGAATGCAAGTAGCTGAAGCTATATCTAAAGCATTGCCAAATCTTCCCTTAGCTGCATTAGTGTCAGCAATGGGTGCAGCACAAATATCAGCTATTGCCAAACAGCCCGCTCCAAGATTTGCTACTGGTGGTAGCTTTATAACCTCAGGGCCAACAAATATGCTGGTTGGAGAATCTGGTGCAGAAAGAGTTACTGTACAGCCATTAGGTGGTAGAAGTGCAAGGCAAGGCTCTGGAACAGTACAAAATATTAATATTAATGTATCAGCTCCTTTAGTTGACGAAACTATCTTGGATGTGATTATTCCAAAGATTGAAGAAGCTGGAAAACTTAATCTAGCATAATGTTAACACTTCCATCAGCTTATACATCAGCCTTAGGCCAATCAATTAAAGAAAATTATTTAGTTCAACTTTACAACGACACTGGAAATATAGGGAAGTCAATATCTGTTTATACTACAACTGTAAGCTCCGTTCTTTATCACGGGGTAATTACAAATGTTCCTACTATAAGAGAAAGTATCGACTTAAATACATCTACCAGTTCGCTGTCTAATATAAGTATTAGCTGTGCGGATGACAATTTAAGTGATTTACTTCTTGCTACAAGAACCTATCTTAATAGAGAAGTTAGAGTGTATTCACAGCTCGACGATGAAACCAACCTTAGTAATTGTTTGTTGTTGTTTAAAGGTATTTTAAGGTCAGTACAGTCTACAGAAAATAAACTTACCTTGCAGATAAGTGCTAAAAGACCTTTTGAAAATATAAATGTTCCAAAAGTACAATCATTGCAAGGCAATTATGTTCCTATAGTTTTTGGAGATTATAATTCTTACACATTTAGTTCTGCTATTTTAGGAACAAAACTACAGAACACAACTACTATTTGTCATCCAGTTCCAGTTGATACTGTCAAAGAGGGCAAGATAATAACCTTAGCACACGAGCAAGGCAGTGCTGTAAATACAGGACATTTGCATGTACAGGAAAATAGTTTATTTAGAACAACCGGTTCAGAAAATATGTCAAAAGCCGGCGGAACGCTACTTAATAACGAATCAGCAACTACACTAACAGCACAAGACGGCTCTACAACAATTTATGGAAGAGCAGCACAACTAGACTTAAGAAGAAGTGGTACATCTTTAGTAGGTGTGGCTGATGTTGATTTTGGTGGAAGTACGGCTATATCTTCTGACAAGACTACAATACTTGTAGATAGAACAGAAACAAATCAAGGACCACAAAAAGCTTACCATTTTACAATTAATGATATTGGTACAATTAAACACACTCCAGAACTTATAACTTTAAATTTAAACTTTAGTAATGTAGCTATTAACATAACTGACTTTAGTCAATATAGAGTTAGGTTAGATGTTAAATGGGGTAGTGATAATATAGTTGATGTTTCAAATTATACAGCAGTTACAAGAAATGTTTTAGAGGACCAAATTACATCTATAGCAGATATTTCTACTGCTTTTAAAGTTACTAGTGCTCTTAATCAAACTACTATTTCCGAAGATGGAGATAATAGTGGTAATTTACCAGTATCAGTTACTGTGGAGTTTACCTTTTATTCTAGCTCAGGCGGAGCTGTAAACTATGACATAGACTTTGATTGTCAACCTGAGTTTGCTTTTACAACAAAGCTTGACGAAACAGCAACTAATGTTCAGTCTACATCCGATATTGTTAATAACATAAAAGAATTATATTCCGGACAAGATGGATTTTCTTTAGATGGTGCTTTAATTACAAAACCTATAGCAGCACATAGATACCTTTGTGAAACATTTATGTCTAGCGAATTTGGAGCAACACCACCGTCATCGTATACTGAACTGTTAGCACACCAAAGCGGAAGAGGAACGATGCATTACTATATAAACAAACAAATGAAACTAGAAGATGTATTAAAGAAACTTCAGCATTTTGGTGCGTTTATAATGAGGTATAAAAGCGATGGTACTTATGCATATCAAAGCTCATCTTTTTTAAGCACAAGCACAACCGCATCAACTATCAAACCGTACTTATTAAATATTGGAACGCTACAAACCGCTGGGGGAAGTGGCATAGATTCCGACGACTCCGACTTCGGTGTTGATATAACACACGGTTCTGAAACTTTAGGGCATGGCGACATTATTGCTATGCAACATCCATCTGTTAGTGGTATGTTTGAATTTGTAAAAGTATTTATGACCGATACTTCTATAGTCGGTGCAGATATTTCTTTTGCTCAATGTGAAAGAAATCTTATGCCATCAAATACTAATACTAGCTTTCCGGAAAATGCAGTTGTTTACAAAGTAAAGTTTCCACACGCAAAATTAACTGACAATGATTTTACTGATTTACAAATAAATCATTTACCTTTAGACAAAATTGTTACAAGATATTTAATTAATTATCACAAAAATCCCGGAGAGTCTAATAAGTATTTAGAACAAAAAACCTTTACAGATTCTAGTCAATCATCAAAGTATAATATTACAACAGAGAATGTTAAAGAAGTGAAGAATGAAATAGATGTAAATGGACAACTAAGCGATTATTACTATCATCACTATGGAAGTTTAAGTAATGGACCAAAAGTTAAAATATCTTTAAATATTATAAATCCTGATTTTTACAACATTGAAGTAGGAGATATAATTAAGTTTGATGGACAAAACACTACACAGACTCCTTTTGGATTAGCACCTAAAGGATTGACTGCAAACCCTAATGCTTTCGATAGACTATATTTTATTGTAACTTCTACATCAAGAACGCTTGGTAAAATTAGTATATCAGCACAAGAAATTTATTAAGGAAAAATATTATGTCTTTAATTACAGAACTAAGATTTAGATTTGGAGGAAACCACACAAACTACACTCCATCTCGTAATCCCGATATGAATGTCGGGCACAGCACAAACTATAAGGGAATATCTACATTACAATCTTATGGAGGAAAAGTATATACTAATGAAAGATTTGGTAAACAACTACAGTGGGAGTTTAACTATACTAACCTTTCTAATGCAGACAGATTAAAACTAGAAGCGTTAATTAACGCAACAAGTGGAAGAAAATCTAATTTTGATTTTAGCCCTGATGCCGGCAACACATATTATAGTGTTAGGTTTACGGAGGGTAAACTATCTTTTGAGCAAACAGCCTATGGAATATATTCAGTAAGCTTTATTATTCTACAAGAAGTATCTTAAAACTCACGAGAATAGGCCTTAAATCAATTATATTTATTAAAACGGTAAATCATCTTCTGATAATGGTTGACCGGGCTTAGCTGCGTGTTTTGTACTCTTAATTTCTTTTTCTGGCGGAGAGAATGACAAACTTAACATCGGGTCGCCTTTCTTAGTTAATTTCTTCCAAAGACTTACATTGTATAAATTCCCCTCTATTTTACAAGAACCCGTAAAATCCGGTTGATTGCTTCCCTCTTTTTTGAAATTGTTTTTAAATATAAATCCAGTTTGTTCATTTGGTTCGAACTTCTTCTTTTTATCTGACATTGTATTTCCTTTTCTTGGTTAAAAATCTTATAGGGGGGAGTGTAGTAGCCAACCGTATTTTATTTGCAAACAATTTAAACAAGGGTTAGTATTCCTTTCTTAATTTTGTTTGTTTATAAATTACTCCACCCCTAATTATAATCCCATTTTTTTGCTACTTAGTTTACTTCTTTTTCTAATTTCTGGCAACGGACATTTTTTCATCCAGTCTATTCTGTTGATAGATGTAGCAAGTCCACAATAGTAAACTTCTTCTAATCCCTTCTTCCATCTTTCATGCCTTTCATTAGCTTTGGTACAAAACGCACATGTTCTATTAATCTTTTCGCAATGGTCAAACACTATATCTTTACAACTTGAAATATAACTTTCCCTTGCGAAAGCTTACTGACTGACTTTGCGTTATAAGCTTCTAGTTCTTTAGTTATTTCATAACCTTTGTCGTCATAGTGTTGTAAGTCAATCTTTAACCCATCTCTGTTTCCGTTCTTATAAAAAACATAAACATTTTGCGAGGCACGACTTTCTAAGTTAAGAGCTTTCTCCGAGTATGCGTTAGCACCTACCAAGCTAGAGCTGCGACCATAAGTGTCTCCAATCCTAGCGGAATGTATGTGTCCAAATATAATATAGTTTAGCTGCACACCCTGTGCTGCGTACCTACCTTTAATTTGAGTTACCGATGACTCTACCTTGCCTTTTACCGAGTGTCCATGTATTAACAATACATTATGACCCTCTATCTCAACAACAAGTTCTAATGAGTTTTTCATTTGTATAAACTCTATATCGGTTCTATCTTTAAAAATATAATACAAAATATTAAAAATTGTATTATCGTAGTTATCCGATGCTACTGCTTCTACAAAACCTAGTTCTTGATTGGCTCTACTTTCGTTACCACTAACACACCCTATAGAAACATGAAAGTCTTTTCTTATGTCTTCTATAGCTTGTTTTAATATCTCTACACCTATAAAGGTTGCGTTAGCCCTATTAGATGCCATTGATAATAATTCATCTAATCTTCTATCGGAGTTCATTAAGTCGCCAGTAATACCTATAAATACTTTTTTTACACCCAGAGCGTTAAGATATAGCTTTGCCTTGCGAACAAATGTTTTCATTCTCTTACTAGCTATTTCAAAGTCATACTGATTGCTTTCCATATCAACCAACTCATTAAAGTGTGTGTCTGATATTTGTATTAACCCAGTTCCCTTAGAAGACTTAACATTAATTTCTTTAAATTTTGGCAAGGGAGACTCCTGAAATATCCTGATAAGGTGCTTAGAATACTCTCCAACTGCATTTTCTAGCCTTGCAAACTCACGGAAAGATTTGTTTTTAATACGATTAGTGTCTTGTGCTTTTTGTAATCTTTTTGAAATAGAGACATTTTCAGTTATAACATCTTTATCTAATATCATCATGTCTATAGATTTATAACCACATGAGTTACATTTATATCTTTGTTTGCTCTCGCCAGATTTATTGTGATGAAATCCATTCTTTTTTACATTTGATGAATTACATATTGGACAAACTATTACTTGATTCTCATATTCAACCATTTAAGGTCTCCTTTTTAAGTTCATCTACTTTCTTTTCTAACATTTTTATCTGAGCCTCCAAGCTTTCCAACTCGCCTCTTTGGTCTTGTATTTCAGCTAAACTGCTCAACCAGTCTGTTAGTTCTAGTGTTGTATAGAACTTAGCATTCATTTTAAATATATTCACTGGTATTTTTTTACCACAATCGGAATAGATTTGCCTCCACCACTGCGGAATGTTTAGTTTTTTCTGGTCTTTTATTTCGAAATGATAGTCAAAAGCAGCTGAATCGGGATTAACATCTATAATATCCCCCTTGATAGAAAGTCCGCCCGACAAGGGCGTACGCCTACAATTAGTTCCTAAGTATCTATTTATAGTTTTAGCAACTTCTCGCTCTGCTCTATTTCCTTTATCTCTTGAGTTTATTGGCATAGGGGGTATCCTTATATTGTTGGTTTTAATTGTTTGTCGCCACAACACGAAACATATAAATCTTTATATTCTGATTTTGTTTTTACATTATTGCAAACCTCGCATTTATAACTGTAGATTTTTTTATTTGAACCCTCACTTTCCGGAGAATTCTCTTGTGCCTTGCGTAGCCAGTTATTAAAGAAAGCACCATAGTTTTTATATCTCTTACCACTAGACAACAACCAATCAGACATTCTTTCGAACTCTAGCTTTACATTCGTATTAGGAAACTTACGCTGCAACTCCTGTGTTTTTTTGAATATGCCTTGCATCTGCTCTTTTTGTGAAAGATTCTTTTTCTTCTTTTCTTTCTTTTCCATTATTTGATTGTGTTCGACCGCATCTCGTTGTCGCACCTGTTGCGTTTCGGCATCGTGCCTTGCATACTGGTAAGTCTCGTAGTTATTGA